GCGGCCACGCCTGCTACTGAGCTGATGTTTAGAAAACTGGCTGCGGCAGGGCCCAAGAAGAAGCCCAGGGCCACGGTCGTCACAATTTTGCCCACGGTGCTGTTGGCGAATTTCTTGACTGCGTTACCTACGCTCTTGAGCGCATTGCCTATTCCCTTAAAGAGGTTCTTTATAAAAAACTCAGGCAACCCCGTGTCAGGGTTGATGGTCCCTGAGCCGCCACGACGGCGCAACATGCGAGCCTCTGCCGGGGTAATGTGGGCCAGCATGGTGTCGCCGTTGCGACCGTAGCTAGCAATGGCTTTGGCAATGGGTTTAAGCTCAGCAATACCGCCTTGGGCAAACGACTGCACGCCCGTAGGCGCGGCAATCATCTGGTCAATGGCCATGTTCAAGGCAGCAAAGAACTGGGGGTCAAACTGCTCAGGCAGGATTTCTTCCGGCAAGCCCTGTTCCATGTACTGCTGGCGCAGCTCAGGATAGCGCTCAGGGCTGGCCAAGATTTCGTCGACCACATCGTTCAGCGCATCGAGGACCTCGGGCGGCATATTCAGACCTTGGAGTTCTTGAAGAAACTCGGCCACGGCCTGGGGGTCTGCCTGAGAAGCTCCCGCCAGCATCTCATCACCAAACTCTTTAGGAGACGTGCTCTGACGCAGTTGGTCATAGACCGCCATCGTATTAGGATCGGCAAAAGGATTTGCGCCTTGCTGCGGCATTTCCATTGCGGCCTGTGGTGCTGTTGCCATAAGAATTCCTTAGATTGATACCTGTATTATGGAGTAACGGTGCCTACTGCGCCACTGCCACTGACACCCGTCAGGCCAAGAGTAATTGTGCCTCCAACAGGCCCAACTGATCCAACTGATCCTGTACCTTGTACACCCGTTAAAAAAACTGGGACTTTAATGCGGAGCATCTGACTCGTTGCTTGAACGCCATCCTGTGTGTCTCGATACACATCCCCAACACGAAGAGCAGGTAGATCGGCATCCGTGGGCAACGTCTCTATATTTAAATTTAATGAAGTCCCACCCATGTCCCCAGGGTTATTAAGCTGGGCAAAAAACAAACGCAAGACGTTATTTAACTGGTCCTGATAGAAACGTTGATATTCCTCAGGAGCCAGTGGAAGATTAGGAGGACGAACATTAAGTTCCGCCATCTAGCGTCTCCCGTCCTTACGGATGTCTAGTCGCGTAGCTCCTAACTGCCAGGTCGTTCCCAACTTAGTGGACTCGCCCCTCAAGATCATCTGTCTTCCGCGCACGCGCGTGTTTATCTGCCCCGTGAACTCTTCCGTAACCACAAACGTCGAGCCCTTGGTCACCGTTCCACTTTTTTGGCCCGTGACCCCAGAGCCAGAATTGCTCAGGCCAAACAAAGTAATCGCGAGCTCAGGAGAAGAGTTTTCAGTAGAACCATCAAACGTCAAGTCGGGCAGCATGCGCCAAACCTCTGCAAAGTTGTGGCCATCCTCAATGTCAAATTCTGACGAAGAAATAAACGCAGTAAGTGCCACAGGCGTTCCCGTCTCATTGTCGTCCACACCCACCTCATGCTGCACAAGCCGCAAGTTGTATGTCGCTGCCACCGGCTGGGCCAAGAGTCCTGCATCGAGCCACGCGGTCCGCGCCAAGGAGCCAAAACACCAAGACTTGTCTTCGTAGTTGTAGATAACATACTTGTCAATTGCAGTGCTTGCCGCAGAGCAGTAAAACCACCAAATCTCGTTAAAACCTTCGTTCGTTCCAGCAAACACTTGCTGGTTCTGCTCTAGATTAATGTCATTGTAGATGTAACGGCGCAGGTCACAGTTGAGTGTCTGCACCCGGCCATCGTAAGCATAAAACTTGTCTACGCCCATCCAATACACCACGCCCGATGCAACAACCGCAGCATTGGGTCCGATGATAGAAATGTTGTCTGCCAAAGGCTGCGCACCAAACACAAACGGGGGCCCGAGATACTGCATTGAATAAACAGCTTGGTCTGTGATCACCACAATTTCCTGCCGAGTCTGCACCGCAGTAACAATCTCAGAACCTAACGACAACCTCAGACTACCTGCTTGGTTCGTGGCCAACGGTTCCCAAACAAAGGGATTTTCTTGATCACTAAACCTAATGAGCATGGGGTCAAGAGTGGTGCTTTGAAACTCGTTTGTTCCAAAAAGGACCACGAACCGCGAGTCGGTCACCAACAAATAGTTGTGAACAATCGGGGCTGTCGGATCTTCAACCCCGTAGATATTTACTCCCCGCTGGGAGATAAACTGCAACCCAGATTGACCTCCACTGGTAGTGAGGGCAGCCCCGCTGATCGTGGCGGCTACACTGAATGTATTGGCTGATGAATCGCGGACAAAGTACGTGGTGCCCACAACCAGTCCCGTGGGCAACGCACCAGTAGACTCAAATTGGATCAGGGTGCCGTTGCCAAGACTAAAGCCTCCAGGCAGCGTAATGACACCGGGAGCACCAATTGAAATTGTGACCTGAACAGGGGAAAGTTCTTTATTGGCATCCCAATAGTAAACACCCTGGCCCCGAGCGCCATAGATTAAATTCTGGCCAAAGTTTCGGTGATTCCACAACTGCAGGGCGTTAGTGCCCGGTTCTCCAATGCCCCAAGTGCCACCGCCCCAAGTGCCTGCGCTCCAGCCGTTGTAAGGAATTTGAAAAGCAGGGCCTGCGTTGATTTGGTATTGAGTGACAACCGTGCCGCCCCCGGGCGAACCAGCCAGGTCAGTGGCATTGCTGACCGCGTCAACCGTGATGGTGTAGTTGTTGTCATCAATAACGGTAAGCTGAAACGAGCCTGTTAATTTGACAGCCGTGATGTTTCCACCGAGAGTTGTGATACCCGCACCGCTGAACGAGACCGTGCTGTTGGTAGTGCAGCCATGGTCTACATCCAGCACGTTGACAACAGATGTTCCGACACCAGCCACGCTGAACGGGTTGGTTAAAACAACGGTGCTGCGAATCGGGGTGATATCAAAAAAGGCCCCGCCCCTGTTGATGTAGTATTTTAAATTTGTGCCAACACCCAAAAGTGTTTGATTGCTCAGCGTAGCCCAACTCCACAGCGCCCGGGAAACGCCTTCAAATGTGTTGGATGAAAAGGGTATCCAACCGCCAATCTTTTCTGCGCTTCCCTGGCGAAACCGAACTTTATCGGAGTCGTACCAGCCGCCTTCCGTGGCATAGCGGGTATTTTCCCGATTGACCCCGGTTTTAAACAAAATTTTGGATAACGGCATAATTCATTTTCCCACGTATCAGGCAAAAGGTCGAGTGCCTGCTTTGTCTATGATAAGCGCCTGCCTACGTGGGGCCCCGTCTGGTGTGTTTGTCACGCTGATATGCGTCCAAGAATCGAACTCACGGATAATCTGGTCAAAGGGTAAACCCGCAGCAATCACAGCCTTGACCACAGCATCAGGCGTCATGCCCGGAACACGGAGGTCTGCCGCGCAGCCAATACGGTGCTGGCTCGTGTCTTTGGAACCTACGCTGTCGTTGACCTGCTTTGACCTGAACCCAGAGTTAATCATGATCGGCTTGCCGTCCAGAGCCGTTTTTACCTGTTCCAAGAACTCGGCCAAGCGCAGAAGGTTTGCCAACTCTGAGTCGTTTGGCGTGTTGTCAAACTGGCGGTGGCTGGTAGCAGTCAGTTCTTCCAGCGTAAAGTGTTCTGTGAGGTTCATTTTTTACTCAACAAATCTGTTTTGGCCTGAGAGCCAGCGGATGAGCCAAAATAATATGCAATGATGCCCGTCCAAGCTGTGCCAAGGCTTCCCAACATCATCAAAATAGCGGGGTTGCTACTGTCGACTTTGCCAATAAACATCATCACCATAATGCCAAAAAAGCCCACTGTGACTGTGCCTGCAAGTATTGGCGGCATCAGGCTGCGGGTTTTAGATTGCATGTCCCGCGCAGACTTCCTGTCCTCAACCTCCAGCTTTTCAAAGTTCAGGCCAAGCTCTTGCGCTTGTTTCTGCAACTCAATCTCAGCAACCTTGACTTGAGCAATCTGCTCTGCTGAAAGTTTGTTGCTGGAGATAAGATCGCTAACTTCAGTAGGATTGACTCCAATGGCCTTGGAGATAGCCGACACAGCCATCCCCGCCAGTGGGCCACCCATTGCGGTAGCTATTGTTGGTGCAATTTGTTTAAGCCAGTCCATTACTGTTTACTCCTTGAAAGCATTGTTGCTGCAATTTGAAGCATGGCGCGGGTGCTGTCCATGTCTTCAGGCTGGGTCGCCCATCCAACTGTAATCTGTCCTACAAACCTCCCCGGCTCTGGGGGGACACTGATACGGCAGGTATACGCAACACCTCTGGCAATATACCAAAGCCCCATTTCGCTCTGTGCAGATTTGTATTCTCCGCAAGGAATTTCACTTGCCATCAGCTTGACCACATCCGCGTTGTTGGCTGCGTTCTGCGTAAACAGCCCGACATCCAAGCCATCGTTTGTTTTGTCTCTGCCGTTCTTCCCGTAAGCCCGATGCAAAACCCTTGTGCCAAACATGCTGTTGACTTTGAACACCGCCACCACCAAAGCGCCAGACTGCTTAAACAGGAGCGCCGCCGCGTCCTCAACTCTGTCCTCGGCGATGCTTGGAATCTTCTTTGACTCCTTGTACGCCCCAATCAGCAACTCTTGGTTTGTATATACAAAATACCCTGCAAAGGTCAGGACGGCCATGAGCACCATTGCAAACAGACGAAACGGGCTGCTGACATATGCCAGCACCTTGTCGATAATGCTTAGACGCTCATCGCTCATCTTTGAAAATCACATTTACCGGCGCACTGATCAAGAATCTCAAAGAGAAGATAAGCGACGCCGCCGACCAGGACAAAGAAAACTAGCGCAAGCAACGCAAGCTCAATGAACTCTTCCATTTCTTTTTTCTGTCTCGCAGTGGCTTCTCGTTCGCGCCTGGCATCGTGGGCTGCTTCAACATCCATTGCCTCGGCTCGGACTTTAATCTTGTTCCAGACATCGATTTTGCCTGCTTGCATAAACAACAGTTGCAACTCGTCCTCAAAACGCTTAGCCTGATCGAGCGCCATCTCAATTTGGATGGCAGTCCCCATACTGGACTTTGACTTCTTAGCCTGTACAGCAGCCTTGGTGGCCGTGGACTTGGCATCAAAATACTTGCCTAAAACTGGACCGAGCGACGACACGTCGTCAACAGTCTTGCTGACCTTCTTGATTAGCGCAACCGCCGCCTGTATGCCTGCTAGGGCCGTGAGCGGATCAATCATTTTCTTTCAACCTTTTCCCACTGTAGGCAAACAACTTTGCGGTTATAGACATCCCCGCTCCACGTCCACCGCACACAGCGGTATTCGGTCTTTTTATCTTGGCTGGCTGCTCCCGGTAGAAACACCAAAAAGAGCACTAAAATCCAGCGCATTACACATGGTTAGGCGTTCAGCGCATCCATGCGATTCCATGCCCAGTCTGTTGCAGCCGATGGGTCAAACGGAACAGTAGCTTCTGGATTGCCGGGTTGTGCCGGGTCAGGTATTGTCCAGCCCGCGCCCACCGTTGTCAAATACGCCAACAGGTCAGCTTTAGTTGCAATAGCTTCAGCGTCACCGATGTCATCGGTTTCAGAGATGCCAACCATGACCATATCTCTTGGGCTAGGGGTGCTTGGGTCGCCAACTACAAACACACCACCAACACCTTCAGCGTGTAGACATAGAAAAGAAGGAACAGTGCCTTCTGCGGTCAAACGATACTTCATCATGCGATGTGCCATTTTTATGCTCCTTGGGCGTATTGCCCGCTAAAAAGATATGCGCCAAAATGTCCGAGTTCGCACCAGGGTGCAGCCCAGACGGTTCCACCATGCTCACGGTACATGTGGCAGAAGTTGTAATCCTCAGACAGAAGCTCGTGGTCGTAGTTCTGTACCTTGAAGTAGTCGTACACCTTCTCGCCCTTGGGGATGGTTACACCCCCGTTGTCATACCAACCAACATGAGGCTGTAGTTTCTCAAACACGTCCTTACGGATAAGCATGAAACCTGTTCCGATGTGCTTAACTTGAAACGGCAGGTTTGGGGCCACCATCTCGTAGCCGTCCAGCTTGTTGATGTTGAAGATGCCCGTGAGTCTTGACAGGTCTGGGTGGTTAAGCACAGCGCCTTGGCGCACTTTGTCCCAGTTCACGCCCTTCATAGGTACAGGGCCACCAATAATTCCTTTGTCCGCTTTGATCATCAGGGCAATATCGTTTGCCACAAACTTCTGGTCAGCATCAATAAAGATCAGGTGGGTGGCATCCTGCATCTGCATAAAGTGGTGCGCAATAGTGTTTCTGCCACGCTGCACCAGACTTTCGTTGCCAAGGAATATGCAGGTCAGCTTGATGTTGTTGACCAAACATGCTTCCTTGAGCGCCAGCAGGGACTGGGTGTACTCGGTACACATCATCCCCCCATAACATGGTGTGCCGACGACGAGGTGCATTATTCCTCCGCAGGGGCGTAGCCCAAACGGTTGGTCAAGCTGGACTCATCAAACACAGAGAAGCCACGGCGACCAGCAAAGGTAGCAGGGTCATTGGCCCACTTGTCTGCACAAGCCTCCAGCCAGCGCATGGTCATCTCGTGCGTTGGTGCGGTGCCGTTGGAGATAAGCTGGTTCTCCATGTTCAGGTAGGCAAACACTTCGGCCTGAGCCTGAGCAGCGTTGATACCCAAGTCAAACAGGTAGATCAGGTTGCCCTCGTCAATCATGCCGTTGCGGCTACGGGCGGCGTTCAGCGCCTGCTTCATACAGGTCATGATGTGGTACTTGGACTCTTCCTTCTCGTAGTCCTCTTCGGTGATCTCGTTCTTGCCAGCCTTTTCCAGCAGTTGCTTGTGCTGGTTCACCATGAAGTTCATCTTGCGCAATGCGCCATTGACGTGGTTCTGCGTACCCTCAAGATGGCTGTTTACTTCCAAGATTTCAATCTCAAGCAGTTCACGATCCAGCGGGTCGGTGCAACTTTCCAACTCACGTTCTTTTTTCTTGAGTTCCACCTGCTTCTTACGCAAGCCAATGTAGGCTTCTTGTAAGGCAGACTTAGTTCTGTCAATTTCGGCAAGTGTGTGCTTAATAGAACGGATTGGCGTGATTGCCGTTACGTCCAGCGTTACCGACATGAATTGGCTATGAGACTTGTGGAAGTTGCTGGTGTCGCGTGTGACAGCAGGCATCCGGTCTTGGATGTTTTTCAACATCACGTTGTACTCCGGCTTGCTGATAGCCAGAGTGGTGTTCATGTTACCGAGGATCAGTTCATTGCCCAAAGGGTTCTCCTGTTTGTGGGAAGCACCATCATAAACCACCGTTAGCCGAAGATGCCCCAGCCAATCCACTGCGGGCGTACCTTAGATCGCCAAAGTCAGTTGCATTTCCGATGCTGGCAATCGTCACATAGTCAATAGTATTGAGGTCGCTACCACCCGCAAATACCCCCCTAGTTACCCCTGAAGCGGCAGCAAGATCTGAGCGGGCAGAAGTAAGATCGCCAAAATCTGTAGCATTGCCAGTGGACGCAATTGTTATGTAAGAAATGACGTTAATCGGGCCGCTCCCACCGGCAAATAATCCCGTTGTTGAGGTGGAGCAACTTGCAAGAAAAGTGGTTACTTGTGTTAGGTCTCCAAAGTCTGTAGCATTTCCAGTAGACGCAATTGTTATATAAGAAATGACGTTGCTTGCAGACCCTTCTGGATCACCCCCGCCAAACACCCCCCTCGTTGAAGATGAACATGCGGCAAGCCCACGAGTATTGGCAGTCAAGTCTCCAAAATCTGTAGCGTTTCCGGTAGCCGCAATTGTTATGTAGGCAATAACATTGCTTGCGGAAGTATTGTTTGACCCACCCGCAAAAATGCCTCGGGTAGCAGAATTGCACCCTGACAAAGAGTTAATAGCTTGAGTCAAATCTCCAAAGTCAGAAGTGCCCGCACTTGAAGACCACGTTAAAAATTGGATGGTGTTTGTTCTACCCCCCTCGCTACCCCCGGCAAAGACTCCTCTGGTTGCGGAAGCGCAAGCACTTAAAGATACTTGAGCAGCGAGAAGTTCGCCAAAAGCAGTGGCATTACCTGTGGTGGGAATATTTATTTGGTCTATCCGTATTGCGCCTAAACCGGATGAGGCACCAACAAAAGCGGCTATCTGCAAAACATTCCCAGCGGTGGGCCACAGCCCTTGTTTAATCCAGAATGTTGCTTGGTCAAGCGTCCATACACCGGAAGCCGCTCCGTCTTGATACGGCCCAGCAGGAGCAACGGCTACGGGTCTGATGATCCCTGCGTTCCATGAAGAGATTGCCATTAGAGACCCCCGTGAGCGTTGGAACAGGCGGCAAGATTTTGTCGCGCTACAGTCAAGTCACCAAAATCGGTGGCGTTTCCTGTTGAGGCAATTGTTACAAAATCAATAACGTTTGAAGGAGCTTCACCTCCCCCAAATAACGATCTGGTGCTAGAAGCACACGATGCGGTTCCATATCTGGTAACGGTTAAATCACCGAAATCTGTAGCATTGCCAGTAGATGCAATAGTTATGTATTCAATGGTGTTAACAATTGATCCAGAACCGTTAATTCCCACTGCTAATACTCCCCTTGTGGCGGAAGATGATGCAGAACCCCAACGATAGGTGGTTGTAAGATCACCAAAGTCAGTGGCGTCGCCAGTCGAGGCAATAGTAATATAATCAATTATATTGTAAACCGTTGCGCTAGTAGAACCTTGTCCCCCTGCAAATACGCCACGAGTTGTTGATGAACATCCGGAAATACGCTGCCTTGCTGTTGTTAAATCGCCAAAGTCTGTGGCGTTGCCTGTTGAGGCAATTGTGACGTAATCAATAATGTTAGTGGGGTTAACCGTTCCTTCTCCGCCTGCAAACACACCACGAGTTGCTGATGAGCACCCCGCCAAAGCAAGCCTTGCATCAGTTAAATCACCAAAGTCAGTAGCATTACCCGCATTTACAATTGTTACATATTCAATAACATTTACTTTTGTTCCAGTAGTTCCACCGCCAAATAAACCGCGAGTTGACGAAGAGCATGAGGCTAAACTTTGTGTTGCTGTAGTTAAATCCCCAAAATCTATGGCATTACCAGCGGAAGTAATAGTGACATAATCAATGGTACTTCCTGATGTATTACCACCAGCAAACAGCCCAATGCTCCCTTGAAGGGGAGCGCCCGGCCAATTTCCTGCACCAAGGGCTTGGTACTGAGCAGTGAGTGTCCATACACCTGAATAGCTTGGCATTATTGAACTCCTCCGTTAGATGACGAGCAGGCACCCAAGGAGCCACGAGAGGTTGTCAGATCACCAAAATCTGTAGCGTTACCTGTAGAGGCGATTGTGACGTATGAAATTACGTTAGTAGTTGCCCCTGAAATAGTGCCGCCCCCAAACGTTGCGCGTGTTGCAGAAGAACATGCACCAGCCCTAACGGTTTCTTGGGTTAAATCGCCAAAATCCGTTGCATTCCCAGCGGAAGCAATTGTAATGTACTGAATTACATTAGAGTAAGGCGTAGTTCCCGGCGGCGTTGAATTTCCTGCAAATAAACCTCTGGTACTTGAGGAACATGCAGTTGTGTCCCGTGCAACTGTTATTAAGTCACCAAAGTCACTTGCACTACCCGTAGATGCAATAGTCACGTAGTCAATAATGTTAGTAAAATCGACCGAGCTTTCACCGCCGCCCCACACACCGCGAGTAGGGGAAGAACATGCGGATACGCCATATCGAGCAGTAGTTAAGTCACCAAAACTTGTAGCGTTGCCAGTACTGGCAATTGTTACGTATTCAAGTTGGGCATCATACGTAGTGGTGAAGCCGCCTCCAACAACTCCGCGAGTTGCGCTATTACATCCACCAATACCGTTTTTCATGTCCTTGGTTAGATTGCCAAAGTTTGCTGAATCGCCTGTAGTTGCAAATGTTATGTACTGTATTCGCCTAACACTATCATTCCCTCCGGCAAACACCCCTCTAGTGGTTGACGCAAAAGCCCCATACAGTCGAGTTGACTCCAGCATATCCCCAAAATCTGTTGCATTACCAGTAGAGGCAATGTTTATATAGTCCATTACATTAGAACTTCCACCCCCGTATACACCACGCTGTAAAACCTCTGGAGTCACACTATTACTCGCCGCACTAAACGCGCTAGGCCCATAAGTGTTGATAGCCCACACAGCAAATGTGTAAGGTGTGCCGTTGGTCAAGCCCGTGACGCTGATTGGAGAAGAAGCCGCCGTTGCAGTGACGCTATCAGGAGTTGAACGAACACCGTACAAAGAAATAGCAGACCCGCCCACGTTAGATGGCGGGGTAAACGCAACAGACGCGGTTGTATCCCCACCCGTAGCCGTCCCAATGGTCGGCGCATTAGGGTTGTTCAGCGGATCATAAAAGGCTGAGATAAACCCAGCAGGAGGACGTAGTGGCATGATGCCCCCTTAGGCGTTGATCTCTTCCCAGCTACAAGTCACCACAAGGTCGTTTGCCACACTTGCCGTTGCCCCAATAGACTTGTCTTCCAGCAGGTAGAACGATGTGGTTTTATCAGTCACGATCAAAGATGCATCAGCGGGGACAGAAATGGTAGAAACAATTGCTGTTCCTGTACCACCAAGATCGTCTTGGCTAAAAATCTTGATCGTAATATCTGCCGCTGCAGTGCCATCTACGTTGGCCACAACAATCGAATTGATCTTATAGACCTTGCCGCTAGAGGCTGTGTTATTAACTATTGCAGTTGCAAACGGGTCGGCTGTGGATGAAATTAAATTTGTAGACGTATTGCCATAAATGGCGGTTACAGCGACTATGTTGGGATTTGCCATTTATAGCTCCTTAGAAACCGAAGATCATTGAAAATGCGATGGATTTACCAGCGGTAATGCCACTAGATGAGGTGGATGATGCCCAACCTGTTCCGGTAGAAGTTAGCACGTTGCCAGCAGTGCCGGGGCTAGACAGTCCCGTACCACCATTGACGGCGGGAAGAATACCAGACACGTCCGATGTCAACACCACCGGGTTACTGACAATCTTAACAAAGTCAGAACCGTTCCAAGCTACCAAGGCGCGAACACCAGAAGCAACCGTTACGCCAGTCGTTGGGCCAGAACCGCGAATAACGATAGAGCCAGTGCCAGCATTGATGACCAAATAGGCTTTGCTCTGGGCTGGGGCGGTAATGTTGCGAGTGGTAGCGCCGTTACTGGCTGTCCACAAGATGACTGCGTTACGTGCTTGGTTGGCCGCGCCGTTGGTCGTAGAGAGAGTTACATCCGCATCGGCTGCAAGTGTAGTTGTGCCAGCAATTGCCGAATCAATCAGGCCCGTGATGGAATCATTGACCGTTGTGCCCCACGTACCAGACAAGTCTCCCGTAGTCGGAAGTGCCAGGCCAAGTAGAGGGGAGAAATTGGTTACTGCCATTTTTGATCCTTATAGGCCATTCAGGATGCTGATTGCTTGTACATACGCTTTTGAGGCAGCGGTAGAAGTCTGGTATGTAGGAGCCACACCCGTACCATTGGAAGTTAGCAACTGACCCGACGTTCCCACATTGGTAGAAGCCACAGCAAATCCTGCTGGGTAGGTTACAAACACGTCTTTTGTGCCAGCAGAAAAGTTTAACGCTGATGGCTGTGTGGCCGAACTATTGGATAAAACAGTTGTACGTGCCAACGTCGTACCAGATGTTGCATACGTACCAACACCCACTTCCCACTCATTTCCTGTTTGGCTTGCAATCGTATAGAAGGTTGTGTTTCCGTCACCAATTACAGCAAAAGACTGAAATCCCGTAGCCGCGCCCGCAAGCGTGACCGTCCCCGTACCCGCCGTGGTAGTGGTTTCTTTAACACGATCTGCTAATACAAGTGCCATGGTATTTCCTTACACCGTCATTTCGACATTTTGCCAGTTTGGCGTCCCGCTGTCATCAATTGTTGTCCAATAAAAATAATTCATTGTGCCAACTTGACCCGTGGCCCCGACCCCAGCCAATGCCACGGTCCTGCTGGAACCAACTGATCCCACACTGCCTGTAGCCACCACACCATCTTCAGTTGGACTGTTGGTCTCAGTAACATCTCCCACCGCGCCAGCGGCTTGAACACCCGTCAGGGCAACAAGCCGTTCGCCCATCCCAATCGTACCAACTGCACCAGAAGCTAAAACACCATCTGGGATAGGCGAGAAATCAACAGTACCAACTGCGCCCGACGCTTGTAACCCGTCAAGACCGAACTCTTTGCCGGGGATAACTGTTCCAACAGCGCCTGAAGCCTCAACACCCGTCAAGCTGGCGGTGTAAGCAAAATCAACACTACCCACCGCACCTGATGCTCCGACACCTGTCAGAGCAATCAACTGCTCCACTGTGACGGTTCCAACAGCGCCATTGGCCAACACCCCAGTTTCGTCTGGGCTGTTGGTTTCTGTGACATCCCCTACCGCACCCAGCGCCTCAACTCCAGTTAGCGCAGCAGTGTTATTTCCAATAACAATACCAACTGAACCCGCCGCTTCTACTCCCGTAAGCACACAAGCCAAATCACTCGTGACTGATCCTACCGCGCCAGAAGCCTGAACGCCGGTAAGAGGAAGAACAATCGTCTGCCCCGCAAGCGAGGCAAACGGTGCTTCAGCGTATGCGGATATTCCGAACATGGCTACTCTAGCGGGTTACCCCGCCAGTCCTATTAGGTTGTAGCCAGGCGGATCAAAGCAGTGCTTGTTGTATTTGCAGGCATCGTCAACGTGAACGTGCCAGCCGTAATTGTTTGCGAACCAAAGGTATGAACGCTCACTGCCTTGTCAGCCTGTGTCGAGTTGTAGATCAACACTGCGTCAAATGCCGTAGACAAAGTCACTGTGGTGTATGTGATACTGGCCGAAGGCGTGACGAATGCAACACCTGCTGTTGCAGAACTGTTGGTGGCCGTTGGAACGGTTCCCATAGTCACTGCCACACCGCCCGCAGAGTAGCCAGTACCGGAAACCTCGTTAGAAGCAGAGTATGCCGTTGTGGAAGCATTAACGGTTGCGGTTGTCAGATACAGCGCCGCCTTGAACGTGTCAACGCCTGTCCCGGCTCGAGTAGGTGCTACACCAAAGTTATGGGTTGCAGTCATTAACTGGCCCATAAACGATGTGCACATTGCTTGGGTATTTGCCATGATAGTTCCTTAAGTAAAAGACGCTGCCTCAGCAGCTAGTGTTACGGTTTTTTTTAGGGCAACATGTGCTGAACGGTGCACAAGCTCTCCATCCAACCAATACTCCACCCACGTGGTTGATTCATTGTCATTATCAATGGAACCCTCTTTCTTTTCAAGCAAAGATTCGTCCATTTCGCCTTTGGTTGTAGTTATCAATTTAAACTCCTTTAAGAAACACGAATGAGCGCATTGTCTGCATTGTTTGGCGGGAACTGTATTTGAAATTGTTGGCTTACCGTTGTCTGATCAAGCCCAAAATTCAACACGCCAATCGATTTATTGCTCTTGGAAGAATTGTAAATCAGCGCCCCACGTGTCGTAAACGACGATCCGTTCCAGGTTGGATTGTTAAACGACACGTACGCAATGCTGCCAGTCAAGGTTACCGTGACCCCGGTGAGTATCTCGCCCCCTGCCGTGTACGCCGTTCCGGATGTCTCATTTGAAGTGGTGTACACCGTGGTGCTGGCATCTAACGTAGCGGCAGACGTGTACAGCGCAATCTTTATCGTATCCACGCTAAAGTCGTGCACCCCCAACAAGAGCTGCTGTTTAAAACTGTTGGTCAATCCGGCGGTGATCATGCATTACCTCACAGGCAGTTTGACTTGGCCATCTTGGTAGGCATCGCCGCGTTGCTTAGCATCACCCAGGTTCTTCAGCAGAGCGAGCGCTTCTTTGTACTTCCCGTCATACAGTCCCATCATGTCGGTTTCACCCTTCATGTAGGTGTACGCCTCCACCAGCGAGCCATACAAAAGCACCGTGTCAAAGTTGTCACCAAGCCAGGAAGTACCTGCCGTAACAATAGACTCGGGATAGTAGTAGAAATGCAGTTCCACTTCATAGTTGGCGTCAGGCGTGGGCCCAATGATAAAAACCAACTCATTTACATCACTGACATTAGGGCCAAAAATAGCATAGTACTTGGGCTTGCCGCGTTGTAATGGATTTGGATACGCTTCACGAATAAAGTTGACATCACGATTTAACAAGTAAAGGTAATCACCCTGAAACGTCACAGTGCCCGACACTGTTCCTGTGTTGGCAATCGTAAGCGTAACTGTAGTTCCTACGATCGTAGAAACAGCCGCCCCAGTTGCAATGCCTGTGCCCGAGACAATCATGCCCGCAACAATGTCTGTGGCGCTAGACACCACAATTGTTAAAGCTGCTGCCGTACCTGTAGCCGTTGGCGTAGGCTTGGCATAGAGTGCAAAAGAGTAGGAAGAAAGAAAATCCTGAGGGCAAGGAATATATTTATTGCCTGCCTGCACATTTCCCGTCATGTTCTTGCGTAGATTGGCAACCTGAACAGTGTTGTCAATTCGCTGCTCTGCCTGTTTTACAAAAACAGGGATCTGCGCTACAAAATCTGTATCGACATTGTTTGTATACGCCTGAATGGCAGCGCTTAATTGAGTGTAGTTCATGTGATGCTCGTCGTAACCGTTCCAAGCATAGGGCCTGCTACTAAAGGTCTTGCAAGTGGCATGGGCTGCATGCCAATGCTTGCAAAAGAAGAATCTCCAGCGTCCCCTACATAAACGTTAACACCCAGACGCGATTCTGGACGTGGCTCCAACAAAGCCTGGGGCTCATTTATTGTGCGCTTAGGCTCAAGCTGAGGATGTTTAGGCTCATAGCACTCGTCGCAAACCTTAAACCCAGTCCACTCTTTTTTGAGTTCGTTGAGCTTAAATTGTTGGCCGCACTGATCACACAGAGCAAGACCAAATTTGCCAGACGTGTAACCAGCCATCAGTAACTCTCCCCGTAGGTAGGTACTGCAAAATAACCAGTGCGTTCTGTGTCCTCTGCGGCAGCTCTTGCAAATTCTTCCTCATAAAACTGCTTGAGCATCACAATACGATCTGGAGCCTTTTTAACGGCCAAATAGTACGACAAGCCTGCAGTCAAACAAGGCAAAAACCTAAAAGAGATGTCCGCTGTGTTGGTGACTGCCCCTGTTTCCTGTATACGGCGAATGCCATAGTAGCGAAAGATGTACGCCTGGGTGGAGTCGGGCGCGGGATACAGGAACAGCTTTGCTGGCACTGTGCGCTGCACATAAAACTGAGCAGGACGCGAAGTGGTGTACTTGTTGGGAACGTGCAAATACTCAGCGCTGCCAATCCGGTCAATCGTAATATCCTGCTGAGTAGACTGGCCAGAATTAGTACGTATCACCGCCGACAAAACATCCACCGTATCGTCCGGCAGCGTGTACTCAAACGTACCAGCAACCAAGACCACCTGTCGCTGCTCAATCGTATACAGATTTAATCCGCGATTGGCCCACTCAGCAAACATCAAGTTTAAAGAGCGCCGTGCAGATAAAACGTCGTACCCATCCCGAACCTGCAAGCCGCAGCGTTCATACGCTTCGGTGATGATCTCATCGAAGTCCGGGTTGTAGGAGGAGACGCCTGAGGTGGTCATTTTTTAATAGATGGTTGCTTTTTGAGCACGGGCTGCACCGACGCCGCGCACTGAAACAGTTTCACCTGACACTGATTTCTTGACGGGCTGGCTCATGGTCGTGCCTTGTGGGCCAGCCATGTCGGCAACGCCGCCGGAAGCATAGCCCTTTTTCTTCATGCCGCCGCTGGCACCCATTTTAGACTTCATCATGCCACCGCTGGCCATCATCTTAGAGTTCATCATCTTTTTTCTCCTGGTAGAGGTTGTTAAAAGTTTCTTCTGCATCCATGTACGAATCGTCTTGCTCCGCACAGTGAATCCACTGGTTTGGCCTAAAATCAGGCGCTCCCTGTCCCGTAACCCAGTAGGCGGGACTTGTCACACGGACCCTGTTGTTAGGCAGCGCCACAATGTTTCCCGTCCACTTGCCCGCGTCTGTTAGTATCAACACGTGACTCTGTTTGTGCTGCGATGGATCTTCAGATACATCGCTCTCTGCGTAGTCTACCGTGAACAAGTACCTGCCGGTGTGAAACTCATTGTTAATTTTGCAAATCCAAGGGGACGGCTTTGCCCTCTCCAAGCT